ACATTTGTCGGTTGATTATATAAACGGTGAACAGGTGTTGTGTGTTGAAGGTATTCGAAACGATGATGACCCATTATGGAAATGGGAAGAGTGGCGTAAGGTAGATGATGAAGTACCTTTACCAGAAATCTGTCAATCATTGAATTGTCATTACCTGAATGTTGAAATGATTGATGGTCATTTGATTGAAATTCATCCAAGATTGAACCCCAATTGGAAAAATTTGTCACCCGCGGTCAAAGGTTTGAAACCTTGTTATAAGCAAGAAGATGGTATGGTTGAAGATTCTGAATATAAACGAATAGGCTTTATTACACTGTGGAAATAACTAAATGGGATAAGAGATTCATGTCGTTGGCACGTGAAATCTCTACTTGGTCAAAAGATCCAAGCAAACAAATCGGTGCTGTTGCAATTGGAAGAAATCGTCGTATACTTTCAACCGGTTATAATGGATTTCCCGTTGGGATTCACGACAGTGATGAGCGCTTAGACAACCGTGAGGACAAGTATAAATATGTTGTACACGCTGAAAAGAATTGTATTTACAATGCGTGTCTGAATGGTGTATCATTAGAGGGTGCATCGTTATATGTTTGGGGTCTACCCGTTTGCAGTGAATGTGCTAAAGGTGTGATTCAGGTTGGTATTTCAAAAGTATTCTATGGTTATGGTATTAATTATGATGATGGTATTTGGTTGGACAGTTTCCGCATTACAAAATCAATGTTCGATGAAGTCGGCATTGAGGTTCATCGTATAGATCCGAATGACTTATCCTAATCCCTGGTATTATAACGACAAGATTCTTGAATCTGAAGATGTGGTTGACTACGTTGGTATGGTTTATCTGTTAGAGAATACTGAAAATGGTCGTAAGTACGTAGGTAAAAAATTCTTTCATCGTAATAAAACATATCAAGTAAAAAAGAAAAAGAAAAAGAAAAAAGTAGAATCTGATTGGAAAGATTATTATGGTTCAAGCAGAGAATTGCTTGAGGACATAGAAAAGGTTGGTAAAGATAAGATTAAACGAACCGTACTACATTTATGTAAATCGAAAACACAATGTTCATATTATGAAATGAAGGAGCAGCTAGATCGTGAAGTTTTATTAAGTGAAACTTATTACAATTTATTCATGGGTGGTAAAATAAGTGGTAAAAATTTGGAGAGATTATGAAGAATCAAAGATTTAAATTGAGAAACTCAAACCAGTACGTACACATCTTAAAAGGCTCAGGCAAATATAGTGAGGTGTTGCTACCTTTCGGTCGAGAATCACGAAGAGGTTATCGTGGTGTTATAATGACTGTTAAAAATGAAAACCTGATTGAAGAAAAGAGTGGTGGATATAATTATGGCTGAGATTCGTGATGGTGAATTTGTTCGTAATGAAACAAACGAAAACTCGATGGGCGGCACTGAACGTATGACGATGGAGTTAGCAAATCGTGTTGACTCTGATCTGTTAAAAGATTTTCAAATTGTTTCGTCTCGTGTTCGCGATTTGCAAGAAGATAAGATTCGTGTATTCTGGAGCCACGATTTACCAGGAGACCCTGAATCAGAATTTTTGAAAGACAAGAACAAGCAAAGCCAGTTTCATAAGTTTGTCTTTGTATCAAATTGGCAGATGCAAGGATACATGCAGGCGTATGGTATCCCTTGGTCTAAGTGTGTTGTTCTTCGTAATGCGATTGATCCGATTGAGGTTCAACCAAAAGAATCGAAAACACTTCGCTTCATTTATACTTCAACACCTCATCGTGGTTTGAATCTTCTTGTTCCTGTCTTTGAGAAACTTGCAGAGAAGTACAATCATATTCATCTTGATGTATTTTCATCATTTGAAATTTATGGTTGGAAACAACGTGATGAACAATATCAGCAATTGTTTGATCAGATTCAAAACCACGACCAGATGACTTATCATGGTTCACAACCAAATGAAGTTGTTCGTGAAGCATTAACAAAGTCACATGTCTTTGCGTATCCTTCTATTTGGCCTGAAACATCTTGTTTGTCGTTAATCGAAGCAATGTCAGCCGGTCTTGTTTGTGTACATTCGAATTACGCAGCACTACCTGAAACATCTGCCAATTGGACTAAGATGTATCAGTTGCATGAAGATCCGAGCCATCACGCAGGTCTATTCTATGGTATGTTGGACACGGTGGTCGAAAATTACAACACACCTGGTGTCTTTTCAAATCTTGATGCGATGAAAACATATACAGACATTTATTATGGGTGGAATACAAGAGTCATGGAATGGGAAGGTCTCTTGAAATCACTGCAAAAGAGTGTGACCGATCGTTCAATTCCATCTGAAGAGTTTACATATACATCATGAGTAAAGTGATCGAATTCCCTCACAAGAAAAAACAGAAGAATGACTTGAAACCAGTATCACCTCCGATGAATCAACGTGAACAAACCGAACAGGCGGTTCAAGGTGTTACGAATGAGGTAGTTGGTGAACTGATGTATATGTTATATGAATGTGGTTATGAACTGGAGGAGGACCGATACATTACTCATGTGTCGTTAATATATGATTCAATTCGTTCTTTATTGTTATCTGTTGAGGGGATTGATCATCCTTATCAAGACTTCGCAAAAATGATTTATGGTTCACAAGATGGAGAAATGGAGTTTGACATTGAATAGGTTTGTGTGATACTATATTATAAATAAATTTGAACTGAGATATGTTATGTTAATTTTAGACCTAAATCAAGTAATGATTTCCAATTTAATGATGTCGTTAGGCGGTCATAAAATCGTGATGGATGAAAATTTGTTACGACACATGATTTTGAATACCATTCGTTCGAATCTTGTGAAATTTCGTTCTGATTATGGTGATAATCTTGTGATTGCCTGTGATGACAGAAATTATTGGCGTAAGTCATACTTCCCATATTATAAGGCAAATCGTAAAAAGAATCGTGATGCATCAGATCTCGATTGGAACAATATCTTTCAATCACTGAATAAGATTCGTGACGAAATTCGTGATAACTTTCCTTATCGTACCATTCAAATTGAAAGTGCAGAGGCTGATGATATTATCGGTACTCTGTGTAACGAGTTTGGAACAGAGCTTGGTGGTGATCCGATTTTGATTCTTTCAGGTGACAAAGATTTTGTTCAATTGCAAAAATATGCAAATGTCAATCAATATGATCCTGTGCGTAAACGTTGGTTGAAGAATCAGAAACCGACTGAATATCTGTATGAACATATTATTCGTGGTGATGCCGGTGATGGTGTTCCTAATTTCTTAAGTGAGGATGATATCTTTATTTCTGAAGGTCGTCAACGTAGAATCACGTCAAAGAAACTCAAAGAATGGATGACAGAATTATTGAATGGTGCAAAACCTGAAGATGTTTTTGATACTGAACAACTTCGAAACTGGCATCGTAACCGTGCATTGATTGATCTTGATATGATTCCCGATGATATTCGTCATCAAATACTTGAACAATATAATGAACAAGAAAACAAGGATCGTAGTCATTTGTTCAATTATTTTATTGCAAACAAACTAAAAAATCTAACAGAAAAAATTGGAGAATTTTAAAATGAAATTGCCAGCGATTAGTACAATTTTGAAAGAGGCATCGGAAATTAAGAATCGAAATGATCGTATTCAATTTCTTCGTACACATCATCCAAATACACTTTTGAAAACACTTTTGAAATATGTGTATGATCCGAATATTAGCTTTGCGCTACCACCTGGTTCACCACCGTATAAAGAGTGTGAGGCAGTTGATAATGAAAACATGCTCTACAATGAAGCACGGCGACTTTATCTTTTTCTTGAAGGTGGCAATCCTGACCTAAATGAAATTCGTAGAGAAACATTGTTTATTCAATTGTTAGAGTCGATTGATCCTGATGATGCAAAGTTGTTGATTGCAGTCAAGGATAAAAAACTTCCGTATAAGGGAATCACGGAAAAGGTTGTAAGAGAAGCATTCCCAAAACTTCTACCGGAAAAGGACCAATGAGCAATACAAGAACCAAAACATTTTCTCGCGATGAACATCGATACAGTGACTTCGGCCGTAAATCGCCTGAAAAGAATCGTAACCAAAAGAAAGTCCAGAACGCATTAAGATCGAATAATATTGACGACTTAATGGAATATGGATATGACTGT